GTGACGGGCTTAAAGAACCTGGCTGATGATGTTGGTGGCTTTATCAATGGCGTTAAAGCCGGTATCAATCTCCCTGAGATTGGTGTTGACTGGTATGCGAGTGGTGGTTACTTCCCTTCGCCAAATGTAATTGGTGTTGGTGAAGCTGGTCACGAAGCTGTCTTACCGTTGGAAAATCCCAGAGCTATGCGAGAAATCGCTAATAGCATCATGGGAAATGCAAGAGTTGACAGAAATGAAATGCGCCAAATCATGACGGAAGCATTCACTATGGCTTTAATGAACAAGCCGAATGATCCGGTAAATGTTTTCTCTACGATTGTGCTTGAAAACAATGAAGTGCTTGCGCGGTCCGTGTCCAGAGGACAGAGAAACATTGATTATCGGCAAAACCCTGTAACTCAAACAGTCTTTTAGAATAAAGCCCGGTCGAAAGACTGGGCTTTTTATTAACCATGTAGGGGGATAGCGTGGATGGCGTCTTTAATTGCTAAGTTTGGATTGAAGGTAGACAATGAAGATATGCCTTGTCCGGCTGTCTTTAATTGGGACTTGAATGATGTTTCTGCTGCGGAGTCTGGCCGTACTGATGACACGATTATGCATAAGAACCGTGTAGGCCAAAAACGGAAGATTAAACTGCAATGGAATTGTCTCGATCCAGAAGACACAAAGAGGATTTTGCAAGCCTTCAATCCCGAATATATCCAAGTGACTTATTACGATCCGATGGACGGCGATTTTGAGACAAGAACCTTTTATACCGGCGACAAAGAAGCACCTTTGAAGTTCTGGTATGTAGGGAACCAAGTCTTCGAGTCGTTGTCTTTTAACATTATCGAGGTGTAGCGCATGAGGAATTTGTCAAACAATGCGTGGGCCAAAGTCGCAAAAGGTATAGGCTATTACCATGAATATGTGACGATAACGCTTGCCGATGGAACGGTATTGAACTTGACAGAAGCAAACCTTTGGGAAGGCGGTTTAGCGTTTGAAGACGAAATCTCGAACGGTGATGACTTCCAGATAGGTTCTGCGATGATTGGCAAGTGTGATATAACCATTTGCAATATCGAAGGCACATTTGACGGTTATGATTTTACCGATGCAGTTGCGGTTGTTCGATTAGGAATAGAGGACACGGATATTCTTCGCATTGGCGTGTATACGGTCAATGAAATGAAATACAACGGTTCGATTATTTCCTTGTCGTGCTTAGACAATATGGCAAAGTTCGATACTCGGTATTCTGCGGTTACAACGACTTATCCGGCTACGCTTGGAACGATTGTGCGGGATATTTGTAGCCATTGTTCTGTACAGATGGCAAGTGGTACGTTTGACGGCGCGGATATCGTTATTTCTGCGCGGCCAACGGATGAAGAAATGACTTGCCGCCAAGTTATTGCATTTATCGCACAACGGATTATGCGGTATGCCAAAATGGATAACCTGGGGCGGCTTGCCTTTATCGTACCTTCCTTCACTTCCTTGGATAATATCGAAGGAATTACGCTAAATTTGAGTTCTATTTTCTCAATGGATATTTCTACGTCCAACGTGGAAATAACAGGAATTTCGGCAAAAACACTTGTAACTGATGCAGAAGGAACAACAACGGAAGATAGTGCTATGTACGGCACTTCCGGATACGTGCTTTCCATCTCCGAAAATCCCTTTATTGAAGATCTGGAAGCGGCTGTGAACTATATCGGTCCTCAAATCGTAGGACATGCGTTTAGACCGCTTGAAGCTACGGTGTTAAGCAATCCGGCGATTGAAGTAGGAGATGTCTTTAAACTGACAGACAGAAAAGGAAACGTATACGCGGCAATAGCTACGCTTGTTCGGTTCCGGACCGGAAATTCAACCTACGTTCAATGTAGTGCAAAGACTCCCTTGCGGAATGCTGCGGATAGACCGTCTATCCTCACACAAACCGTTTTGCAGTCTGAGAAGCGCACGAATGAGCGCATGACAAGTTACCAACAAGGGCAAACGCTTTTGTCTAACCTGATGGCAAATGCATTAGGCTTTTACACGACACAAGAAAAGCTGAGTGATGGTTCGATTATCGAATACCAACACAACAAGCCCACGTTGGCAGAGTCAACGGTTATTTACAAGCGAACAGCAGAAGCCTTCGCCTTTTCAACTGATGGTGGCGTAACATGGAATAGCGGCTGGACTGCGCAAGGTGACGCGGTTTTCAATGTTATTCAAGCTATTGGGTTGTCTGCTTCTTGGATTGAAACTGGCCGGCTTGAAGTGAAAGATCAAGATGACAATACAATGTTCCTGGTTGACGTGGATACCGGAGAAGTTATTGTCAATATGGGTAAGGTTATTGCTTCGAACGGCCAAAATGCCGAAGTTATCTTGGATGATGTAAACGATAACATTCAAAATCAAATGACAAGCACTAACACGAAGCTGGCATCGAATACAGAAGCGATAGGCCGTCTTGAAAATACCGGTGCTTCGCTTCGGGCCGATTTGAGTGGGATTGTGCAACGCGTGACTGCGGTTGAACACGGTCTTGACGGTGTAGATACGCAAATCAGCACAAGCATTGAAACGTATGCAAAGGGTATCAACTTTATATACGATACCAAAAATAACGTTGAAGAAATACAGCGATATATCAAGTTCGTAAATGGCAATATCCTTTTAGGGAGAAGCGATAGCGAGTTGAACTTGAAAATTGCAAACGACAGGATTTCATTCTTGTCCGGAACAACGGAAGTCGCTTACATTTCTAACCAACGATTATATATAACAGATGCGGTATTCCTCAAATCTATTCAGATTGGGGACTTCGCATTTGTGCCGAGAACAAACGGAAATTTGTCATTCGTAAAACAGTAACGGGAGGAAATTGAATGGCCACTTACACACAAAGAATGAATACCGGCTATTCGTTGCAGTTGAACTTGACAGAAACGGTGAATTCAAGCGCAAACACAAGCACGATTGAATACAGCATTTACTTTATCGCTGACGCGGGGTATTGGTATCATTTCAACTACCAGAATGAATTGTATTTTTCGCTTGGTGGCAATGAAATAATCAATACCGCGAATATCAAGTCTATTGCGGTAGATGGTCAATCGCTTTTGCTTGCGTCCGGTTCGTGGACTTATCAGCACAACGATGATGGTTCCGGTAGTTTCTCTATCTTTTGTCGGTTCCGGCAAATGCAAGATTTGTCGTATACTGCGCAGATTAGCGATACATTTGTTTGCACAAATATCGCGGGCGCGTCTAACATTACGGCAACGGGCGGTACTTTGGGAACTGCATCTGTTACAATCAGCATAACAAAGGAATCTTCCAGCTACACGACTACTTTAACATACAAAGTGGGTAACGCAAGCGGTACGATAGCCACAAAAACTGCTAACACAAGCGTTACGTGGACTCCACCAGAATCGCTTGCTTCTCAGAATACAGTAGGAACCACATTATCTTGTGAGATTACTGCGGAAACGTATTCTGGCAATACCAAAGTAGGCACAAGTGTAGCATTTATCACGTTGGAAATTCCGGATACGATCTGCGCAGATATTACTTCGTTGGACGCAGATGAAACGGGTTCCGGCCTTAACATTCTGTTCGTGCAAGGAAAATCGCAGGCTGTTATCACTCTGACCGCAACAACGGCGAATGCATACGGCGCCACGATTAAGACTTGTACTTTATCTATTGATGGTGTAGATGTTCCGATTACATTGCAGCAAAGCGGTACGACCTGGACGGGAACAGTAACTTCCGGCGTTCTGAAAAGTGCGGGTGACGTAGATATTGATGCAATGGTTATTGATAGCCGCGGCAATTTTGGCATAGCAGCTACTACGATTGAAGTAGAAAGCTATGAAGCACCACGTATCAACTCGTTTTCTGCTACGCGTTGTAACGCTTCCGGCGTAGCACAGGATGATGGCGAATACGTTCATGTGGTCGCAAGTATGTCGCATTCAGATTTATCCGGCTATAACTCTTATCGTGCGGTACTTACTTACGTGTCTTCCTCCGGCGGGACGGCAACGACAAAGACGTATTATGTGAATTCGATTGATGTAATTCTTCCGGCATCTGGTGAAGCGCCTTTTAGTGCTACTACCGGATATTCATTTACATTGACGGTATCTGACAATTATACAAGCCTTGCGGCGATGGATTTTGTACCTACTGCGTTTGCGTTGGTGGATTATCGTAATACCGGAAAAGGCATTGCATTCGGCAAGATTTCGGAAGCAGATACTTTCGATGTTGATTTGGATGCACAGTTTAGAAAAGGCATTTCCCTGATACAGAACGATGGTGCGGAACAAGGAATACTCTTTCAGTATGCCGGTGCCGCATTACATTCGCTGATGCTTTACAAGGGAGATGCCAATAGCACTACGCTTTTGGGACTTAAGGACGTAACAAGCGGCGCGACTATTATGCGCTATTGTTCGGATGGGAAGGTGTATTTTGACGTTCCCATTGTAACTGTTTAGGAGAGAAGACAATGCAGATATACTATCCTATTGAGATTGATTTAAACCAAATAGGATTGATCCCAACAGTAAAGGCCAAGCAAGGCGATAGTGGGCGTGGCTTAATTGCCACACTTACTAATGCGGGAGAGCTGGTTAGTGCAGTAAACAATTCTTGCCGCGGTTATGCGAAGAAGCCAGATGGAACGATTGTATATGCTACATGTGAAGTGAATTCTGAGGGAAAAGTTCTTGTTGAGTTCACTACACAAATGCTTGCGGCTGTTGGCACTATCCAACTTGAACTGGAAATGCAACAAGGAACCAATCTTGTCACAACGCCTATTCTGAACCTTGTTGTTATGCCGACAAATATTGATGATGGGGCAATCCCAAGTACAGATGAATACACGGTTCTGCAAGGGCTTATTGCTCAATTTACTGCGCAAATAGGACGAGCCGAACAATACGCTAACAATGCCGCTGAGTCTGCTGAACAGGCAGAAGAAGCGTCTCAAATTACGGATGTAGTCAATAATCGTGTATTCAATACTACATGGACTATTGAAAACGGTCATCTTCAAATGGGACTAAGCGAGGTGAAGTGATATGGCTGCATATAATGTATTTAATGCAGTTTTTGACGGGACGCATAAAAGAGCAGTAGTTGTTCCTCCTGCTTGGCAATGGGATACCGGGCAAGTGCTTCGAATATCTGGAACTGATTTCGATTTTCCGAGTAAAACGCAAGTGCAATTTACGGTAAACGGCGAAACGCTGACTTCTGTTGCAGGGGTTATTGACGGAGTGGC